AAACGCCCCTAGGGCTCTCTGTGCCTCTCTGGCGCACGCTGTTGAACCGAGCAGTCTTAGCCTTGTGACAGTCCTTGCATAGGGGTTGCACATTGTCGATAGTGTTAGTGCCTCCTGCTGCCAGTTCAATGATGTGATCTACCTCTGTTGCCCGGTCTCCACACATTAGACACGACCTACCCCATACCCTGTAACACGCAGCTCTTAATTGATTCTGTGCTGATGTCTTGCCTCTATAACTTTTGCTCATGACCTGCCACTATGTTGTACGCATCCATCAATCCTCGCTCATACTTGTAGTTCGCTGGATGTATGTCCAAGATGTAATCCGTAAGTTTGTCTAGTCTTTCTTTGTATGTTGCCTCAATGATGCTGGCCAATTCCTTTGCATCTTTGATCTGTTCTTGCAATGCTGTGTGATCTTTTCTTAGATACTCAACCATTGCTACATACTCCAATAACTCATCGTGCTTTACCTGCACCCATCTGGTCATGTTGTTTAGCGTAACCCAAACTTGCCACCCGAGCCGATAGGTGAGCAGGGAATGGCATTGAATCAAGCCACTCGCCACCGTCACCGCGTAGGTTTGGTTGGTCATGGGTGCTTTCGCACAATCGCGCCGTGTGCCTTAGTGCTGGGTGTTTAGATGCCAGGCGATTCGTGTTGACATCAGCTGCTAAGGCTCGCATTTCTGCTTGTTTCATGGGCTAATCAATCCATGACGAGATACGCCATCAAACGGCGGTTTAGCGTGGAATTAGCACGCCCTGCATTAGACTTTACAGTGAGTTGAACAGACTTAGGATGCTAGCATCTGAATGAACGGCACGTGGATTATTTCTTGGCATCCGCGTGTCGTTTGTTTTTCTTGTGAATACTTTGGCAGTCATAACAACGCAATCGACCATTGACCATTGTCTTGACATGACCCATCTTGCAGTAAATGCCATAAGAGCCATGCTGTCTGCGTAAGTTTTCCTCCAAGGTAACTGCCTCAAGGTGATCAGGATTGACACAACTGGTCACCTTGCATAGATGATCTATTTGCCAGCCCACCGGTATTGGCCTCTTGTGATACTCGTAACTCCATCGGTGTGCATAAGTTGTACCAAATGATCCATAACCTTTTGGATTCTTAGCTGCAAGCCAAATCCAGCAAGATTCGGTCTTTTCTACTTTGGCGATAAATCTTTCATAAGGCGTAGCCAAAACCCTTTGACTTGGTCTGTAATTTTTGGCTCGCCATAATGCCATGTAACACCTTTTGCACATTTGACTCTTGACTATGTAGACAGGTGCATCACATCTAACGCACATCAAATCAAATCCCTTGGGCCTAAGACTTCCAGATACTTGTCCCACTTGCCACAACAGTGTGTCACCCATAATCGCTCATTCGTGTCGGGATCAACACCAAAATCAACTGGCTCAAGAATTCTGGCGCATTCCGGACATGACGTTGGCAGGTTATGAGCTGCTTGATAGTGTCCCTTGATCTTGCGTTCTATGCTTGCCCAAACTTCATCGCTCATTTTCTAGTTTCCAAATCCTATGATCAATGTCTATAAGTGCGTTTTTGATTGCTTCTAATGCTTGAATAACATCTTTCAAAATGTCATGTATTGGTTCAGGCACGATTACTCCATTTCTCACAAAAGCCACACGGCTTTCCTATGTAATACCAAGCGCCACATGTGCAACGCATAACTTCCGACTCACTCATCAAATAACCTCACTTGCTCTTGTACCTGTCCACCGCGCCACACTGCCAACATTCGGCGGTGGCTTGACTTGCGATCGGCTGGTCTTTCGCCACATCGCCAGATCATCCCAGATCGTGCAACTGTGTTGAACGCTGCCCCAATGACTTTGCCTGATCCAGTTGGTGCGCCAATCTCGGCCACAACATCCTCGGCGGTAAATGGTTTACCAGTTCGAGCCATTTGGCGTATGCAGATCACTGCCTCGTCATGCCAGTTCAGTTTTGATTCTTTGGCAATGGTTATGCCCTCGGCTTTGCCCATAATTCCTTGATGCCGACAAATCGCGCAATACTTGGGCGCATCTGCCCCATGCTCACAAATCATGATCGATCCCAGATTGCCTCGCACCTAACCGATGCGCCTTTGTCGCCACAGATCCATCCAGCGTATGGTGTGCCGTCTTTCTTTAGCCCGGTCTTACGTTCCATATGTCCATGAGCGCAGACTGGCCGCGCTGATTCTTTGATGGCTTCTGGCTCATCCGCTAAGGCCCAAGGATCAACCTCTTTTGGCACGACCCGAGCAGCTTTAGTCATTTCCGTTGTGCTTGGGCGTGACCCTTTTTTGCTCATGCCAAGTGTGGCCAAGGCTCTGCCGATAGCACTGGTCGAGCAGTTTTCAATGAAACTGGATCGATTCACTGGGCTACTGCCAAACAATTCCTCGGCAAAATCAACCGCATCAGGCTTGCCACTTGTTTTGTCCTTCCAGACTCTGGCTCTAATAATGACTTGTTTCAACTGGCCCTCGGAGTTGTGACCCTGGTACACAATGTCAGTTGAGATGCGGCCATTGGGATGTGACTCCCAGAATCTGTGGATGCGTGTATCTACATCCTCATAGTTTGATAGATCGAAAGCCATTAGAGTTTCCACCCATCCTTGACCATCTGCGTTTCAATGTTGTCAATGCTGTTAGCCCATCGCCAATAACGGATTGAATCCTCTCGGCGTTTTGTTTGCTGGTGATTATTCTCTATTGCTACACCGACAAGAATGCCGACTATGAAAAATAATCCAAAGCCTAAAAGTGTTAGTAGTCCCATGCCCTGTTTTCCTGTTCTATTTGTCGAGTTCGCTGGCTTTGTATCGCTTAACGCCACCGATGCGCTTTGGCTTCAATGCCCCTGACTTTTCCCACCTGATAAGTGTGCGTTCGCTCACCCGTAGTTTGTCAGCTGCTTCTTTGGCTGTTAGATACTTTTCCATCTGCCCTCTTTCCTTAGTGACATAGTATGACAATAACTGACACGGTGTCTAGGTTATTCATCGGGCGTGTCGTCATCGCGCAATGGCAGTGATACTAAATAAACCACTACCCCCACGATAATCAGTAACCCTGTGACTTTTTTTGCTGATCCATCTAGGGTGAAATACGCAATGAGCAAGCCCACATAGGTGTAAGTGTCAGCGGTAATCGCTGAAACGTACTTTTTGAGCCATTTCATTATTTTATTCTCCTTATATTTGTTGCGATTTGACCGACTAGGACTGCACCAATGACAACGCTTTGAGATTCCTCACGTTGATCTGGGGTCATGTCCGAGCCAATATTCATGATTGCCTCAACCGATGCGGCCAATACTTCAAAGCCTGGGATCGCCAGCAGCTGTGTCGGTACTTCCAAAGTAACTGCCTCTGGATTTAGGCTTGGGATCGGGCTTGGCACAAGGCTTGGCTCGATCGGAGTCGGTGATGGTTCGACGGTTGGTTCGGGTGTTGCTATCTCTGGCGTTGACTGTTGTGTTGGTTCTGGTTCTGGTGTCGGTATTGGTGTGGGTTCTATCGGCAACACTGTTGGCTCTACTAGCACAGGGATGGGCAAGATAGATGTTGGAATTGGTTCGGGCTGTGGCTCTTGTGTGGGCATTGGTGTGGGTTCTAATGATGGCAAATCAGTTGGGCTGGGTGTAGGCAATGGCAAAGGCGTTGGCTCGATGGTTATGGTTTGGCTTGGTGATGGTGTTGGTGTTGGCACAATCCCTGCGTAGTACCGCAAAGGGCTATTAACGGGCAATAAGTCACCGATGTAAATTGTGTAGGGGCCAGCGAAACCACCCTCACAATAGTGCCGGGCGATGTCTCCCTTATCGGCAAAATACTGATTTGAGTTATCCCAACCAACGGAGCGAATCACCTGCTCGCCAGCTAAGTTTGCACAAGTAATTTCAGTAAACACGGTTTCGGCGTATGCGTTGGGCGTATGCACTAACATCGTGACCCCTACGATGAAAGCGACCAGAGCCACTCTCAAAGGTTTATTCATCAGACCAGTTTGGCCTTAATCTGCCTGCCGTCTAAAACGATGGGCGCAGCTGAATCGTGCCAAATCCAAAAGCCGACCGGCATTGATGGATCGCAGTCGATGGTATGTGACCAGTGCAAGTGATACACCTTGCCATCCCAGCCGCCGATGTTCTTATCATCGTGACCAGTTTCATCTAACTTGTCAGTGCCAGGGTAACGACCAAAACGGCCACGCAGCACCGAGCCACCCTTGCTGAATTCAACTCGCAGGATTGTGATCCATTCCCACTGGCCAGCCTTGTCTACCTTGTACGCAATTCCTTTTGGGTACTCAACCCAAGTCCAAACTTTTGGCGCGACAATCTGTTTAGATTTGCCAGACTCGACTTTCCAGAGTTGGCTCATTTTTCAAGTTTCTTATTGGCATCGGTAAAGATGTCGTTAATCTCGGCATCGTCTAGGTTGCCATCTTTTAGGAATGCCCGCGCAAGTCCCTCGATTACAACGGCTACGCCACCAATGCCAGCAATGATTATTGCCTTGGCTGGTTCTACACCTGCCACAGCTGATGCGCCTACGACTGACAGGCTACTGGCTGCAAAGACTGCTACCATGCGTAGCAAAATGTTTTTGGTTTTGTTCATGATGCCAAGATCTCCTTAGGATCTAAATCCTTTCCAGCCGACCAACGAATGTTGTCGCGCATTTCAAAATGGAGATGTGGGCCTGACGAATTTCCAGTCGATCCAGATTCCCCAATAATTTCGCCAACTTTAGCAACGACCCCTGGCTTAACTCGTACAGCGTTTAGATGTGCATAAATTACCCAGCCACCCTGAACCTTTTGCACAACTTGGTTGCCGTAAGCCTTGCCCCAGTTGGCGTTCTCGATCTTGCCGTCAGCTACTGCCAATACAGGCGTGCCGGTGGGTACTGCAAAGTCAACGCCTGTGTGGTAACCCTTGGACCACATCTTGCCTGGCTTCTTGTAGGCGGTGGTAATCTTGCCGTTCTTAATTGGTAAGGCCATGAGTTGCCCTTTCGTGTCATGGCCCTGTGATGATTGTTAAAGTGCTGCGATCTCGGCTTCGGTTAATCCAAGGTCTGCAAGTTTTGCAAGTGCGCTTTCGCGTGCAGCTGCCTTTGCATCGGCTTCGGCTTTGAGTGCATCATGCGCTGCTTTGTCCAATGCTCGTTGAGCCTTAAATGCCGTTAAGTCCGCGCCTGTTAATTCCACGCGCTCGTTATCAATACCGATATAAACTTTTTCTGTTGTTGCCATGATGATCCCTACTTCCTGTAACCGTAAACTTTAACAGTTCCCGATATATTTCCCGCAGATGCGATGAGATTGAAACTTGGAAAACTTGTTGAGACGTTATGAACAGCACTACCACTCTGCGCGTAGGGAGTTCCTGTTGGAGTAGTAGATGCTTTTTGTCCAATTAGTTTTGTTGGTTTAGCCAAAAATGGTTTCATTATATCGCCATTAAAACTATATAAATCACTGGTAGCACTATCAATTTCAATCAAATCCCAACCAGTAATTACGTTGAACGAATTTGAATTGTTTGCAGCATTGGCCGAGGTAAAACCCGGAAAAGCGTAATAGTACAAAAGTGAATTATCTATGCCACCAGTCCTCATTTTCATGTAGACAATTGCGTCGGACGTGCCAGTTGTTATGTCTAACATAATTCTGTAATCGTCATAAGTTGCGCTAAATACGTTGTTTACTGCTTGACTTGCAACCGCACTAAATGTTGTCGTGTTGATTAAGGTCAAACCAGTAGAACCTAAGCCAAACACTGTCGCATCAATGGCATCGCCCAAGGCTTCAATTGCTGTTGCGCCATCTTTGACGTAATCAGTGCTGGTTGGTACTGGCCAGCCGTAGTTCGGAGTGGTTGTTGCCATGCTATAAATCCTGCCATTCTGTCGTAGTTGGAGTATACCCTGCCCAAGTTACGGTTGGTGCGATTTGCAGCCAAATTGCGTGTGGGTATGTTTCTGAAATTGCCGAACAAATTAAAGTCATGCTTGCTGTGTAACGGTCCAAGTTCCACTTGATGCCCTCGACAAAGCCATCAAAAGTTCCGCCAAATACTGCTGGCAAATCTTGCGTGTAAATCGCCGATCCAACGTGCATCAAAATCAATGCATCCCGAGTGGCATCGCTAACCGTTGGGCTATGCAACGGAATCGTAAGTTCCTCTGGGTATGTGCGAGGAAATGCTCGGCTTTCCAAGAATGCATCAGCCTGACTTTGGGCATCCGAGCCGTTTTCTAGCTGCGTGGATCGGTTGCCTGAAAGTACGCCAAATGATTGTTGGCTGGTGTAATCCTCGGCATACTTTTCTTGATTGTTCTTGTAGGTCAAAGTTACGTCATTGACGATCTCTGACCATTGGGCGGCCTGTCGCAGTCCTACGGCCAAGAGATCATCATCAGTAAGGGTAAGAGGTGTGAGGCTTGCTCGGCTCGTGTATGAGTCATAGTGGATAGATCCGTCAGGTGCTTCATACAAGAATCCTCTGCCAGATTGGGCGGCTTGCTGTGCCAGTGATAGGGCATTGGTAACGCCATCGCTGTAAGCAGTCAATTCGTATGTGCCGGGCGTATCTATGTCAGCGATCAAATTGTCAACTAGAGTTTGGTTAGCACCACCCCAGTTATCCCATGTGGCAAGACTGCTCACAGCTGACCAAGTGAGAGTTGGCACGACCTCATCCCAACTCTCTAGGAACGCATCAGAGAGAATGTTCAATACCCGAGTGCCGTCAAACTCTTTGGAAAATCCAAGACTGCCTGTCGTAAAGCGATTAAGGATTGCCAATGGACCAACGGCTGTGATGCTGTAAATTGCCACCGATCCCTCACTGCCATAAGCATCAAGGCTGATGTCAAGATCAGAAATTGTTCCTGTGTAAATGGTTCGATAGGTATTGGTTGAGTCTTTGATCTGAATCTGAATGCTGTCAGATAGGTTGACGTTTAGCGCGGTATCGGCATCAGTCCAAAGCCTTACACTGGCAATGCCCACTAGGGCTTGTTCGTAAATGTCACGGCGGCCTAGGCTGATTGAAATGTTGCTGATCGTGTTATCTGCATACTCATTGACCCCAGCAAAGATGACCTTTGGGTAAGGCGTGTATACGGTCACAATGTAGCCCCGACCAAGTTAATTGGGCCAGTCCGCCTTGCGCTGTTTTGTAGCAGCTTCTCGATCGATCGGCGAGCAGACTCTGCATCGACAATGCCATTTAGGTTGATGGTCACATTTTGACCGCCTCCGGCATCAGGGCGAACCGATCCAGATCCGCTAGGCACAAATAGTTCAGGGCCAAACTCGCCAACACGGTATGCCTGTCCACCCATTACTGAACCGCCAGCTGCTCTTGCCTTTGGTCTTGGCGTGAATCCTGCCTCTGGCAGGTTTATATTAAGTGGATTTTGAATAAATCGTAATGCTGGTAAAGCGGCTTGATAAGCATTTGAAATAGCGTTAATGGCGTTTGCGACCGTTTCTAATGATGCTGCGATTCGTTCCATCATGCTGGCAGCACCTGGGCCACCGTCTGTAACGGTTGAAAATAGATTGCCAAAAGCATCGGTAACTGCTCTAAGTGCGCCGCCTAAACTAAATGCCCCATCGCCCTCAAAGTTTCCAGCTAGTTCCCTAGCACGATTGCTCAATCCCTCTGGATCCTCGCCACTAAATCCCTTGGCAACTTTGTTAACTTCCTCTAACAATGTTTTCATGGTTGGCAGTAATGCCACACCGATGGACTCTTTAAGTTCGCCTACTCGCTCTGTGACGATGGCCAACTGACCTGCATAGGTTTCGGTGTTGGCTTTAGCTGCGCCACCAAATAAGCGTACAAGTTCATCTTGGACTACGTTAAAATCTTTTGTTTTCTTGATGTTTTCATCAAGTGGAATGCCCAATTTAGTAAGCGCACCAATGTTGCCGTTGTAAGCCTTGCTAAGTGTTAGCGATACGGTTTCAAGATCTTTGCCAGTAGCTGCGGAAATGTCCATCGCAAGGTTCGTCAGTTGCTGGGCCTTGCCTACATCGCCAGTGGCTCGGGCTAGATTAGCCAGTGCCGGGCGCAACTTGGTATCGGCAACGCCAAAGGCCAATTGTTGCTTAGTAATGTAATCCTCTGTGGATTTGATCTGGGCATCAGTTGCATTAGTTGTATTCTTTAGGGCAATTGCAAGTTGCTTTTGTGAGGCTTCATCCTCTACTGCGGCCTTAACCCCATCTATGCCGATCTTGATTGCATAAGCGCCAGCAGCTGCGCCAGCCGCTAAAAAAGCGGCAGCGGCGATCTTGCCGTACTTCTTGAGATTTCCCGAAAAACCTTTAACATCGTTGTCAGCTTGTGCAAGGCCTCGGCCAAACTGGGCTACATCTGCAAGCAGATTGAGTTTCATTGTCCTTACGTCAGCCACTTGTCCGACTCCATTCCCCATAGACCTTGCCAACTGCTGCTTTCCAGCGACGAGTAATTTCTGGTTGTAACGCCTTTAAGGTTGGATAAATCCAATACCCCTTATTGCCTCGACCTTCCCTTGGACTTCTTTCGGGGAATCGGTAACCACCATTTGCAAAACCTGAAACACCTATGCTGGATTCTGGAGATCCACCAAACTCATTTCCATATAACAAAATGCCAGCATTTGCGCCGCCTGATACTCTGCCACGCGATCCACCGATAGTTACATTTGGGATTCGGTCTTTGTTTGCTCTAACTGTTGCAACAACAATCTGCGCTTGTTTAGGAAATCTTGCGCCTACATAACCAGAGGTTTTAATTGCCCCTGCTGTCCAACCACTAATGCTAGTAACATCATCTTTTAGTTGTTTTTTGCTAGCATCATCCATTTTGTTAAGAGCATTGAGTAAGCCTCTAATATCTCTCAAGTCAGGCTGAATTTTCATTGTTACTTTTGTATCAGCCATGACCATTCCTCTCTGTTATCAGCTGCAAGGCTGTGTTGATGTCTGCGAGCGACCAGTCCAAAAGGTCTGCCAAGGGAATGCCGGTCGATACTGCTATCCGCACCAGCCCATCCCTTAGTTCTCTTTTGGGCTATCCTCGACCACCTCAAAGGTTTCAAACTCGTTGGTGACCCAGGCTTGCTGACTTGGCAACTTCGTATGCCCTTGGGCCTTTGCGGCCTTGTAAAGCATGCAAGTAATGACATCTAATGAACCTTGGCTCATCTTGTCAGCAGCCTGGCTGACTGTGTAACCGAGTTCACGTTCGATCTCGATCCACAGCCAAGCCGACTCATCGCTCACTATGTAGTTGTTGCCCTGTTTTGTTGTAACTGTGTATTGCATAATGGTTGCCCTGTTCTATTCGTTAAGTGCGGGTTACTGCGCCATCCTCGACTACAAAAGATAGCGAGGTGGTTAGTACGTCAGTGGCCGCGCCACCAACGGTTGGGAATACTGGAAATAGGTTGCCAGTGAATGTGTCACCGTTGACATCAAAGCTGAAAGCCAGTGATGTGTCCGGTGCGTTCTTAGCGGCATCCCATAGTGCACTAATGATGCCAGCGCTGGATGTATCGTCAAGGTACATTTCCACATTTAGTGTGGCGGTCTTATCTACGGTCTTGTAGGCGCGACCTGACAAAACTTCCAACACCTGCTGATTGTTTTCCATTTCTAGGGTCACTGTTGATGCCTGGTCAGCGTATGACACCGAGTTGATGGTTAGTGTCAATGCGCGGCCTGTAATGTAAACGGCGGTCATTTCTTACCTCTCTTAATTGGTTGTAACCATCTCGATGTTGATCTGGCTGATAAGCATGTCGGCGTTGCCGATCTGCTGGACTGTCGGTTGTGACCATCCACCCAAAAACGCGATGTTATTGGCTAGTAGATCGGTAACTGACAAGATTAGGGTTTCCAAGTTTGCCAAAGCCGCTTGGTTATCGGCTGCATTGACTATGCATGTTATGTCAAAGCGCACATTACAACGCGCACCGCCAATGGCACTTACTGTGATGTATGGCGAGCCTGGCACAAGCACAATGGCAGGTGGCGTGATGTTTTCATTTGGCCATGCGTAAACTACCCGACCAGCAGCTGCGAGAGTGCTGGCAAGGTTGGCGCGGTATGTGGCGAGATTAGCCAAGGTAACCTCGTGTGTCTAAGTGCTTGCCAAGTAGGCCAGATACACGGGTCAACATTGAACGGCCAAGACGGTATGGGGCTGGGCTTTGAAAGTCAACACCTTGTTGGCCTAAAGTTCCGGTGCGTGTAATCCAAATGTCGCAAGCGATCGCAAGGCAAGCCTCGGACACTTCAGGGTAGCCAGTGTCATACATGGTTGCCTGGCTAGTTAATAAGGCTCGGCCATTAGGAATGATTGATCGCTTTGTAATATCTGCATTGGTAATTGCAGCTTCAAAAAATGTGACACCGTATTCGTCATAACCAACTTTGGTGACAGTGCGAGATCCGTCAAACGGTGCGCCGCACTTGCTAACTGTCAAAGCCTGACCGACTACAAATGTATTGTCGTAGCAGTAAAAGCGTGCGACATTGTTTGTCAGCGATACGCCCTTGATGGCTACATCATCAAAAATTAAATAAGACAGCAAAATGTTTTCAGCTGCATCTGCAACCTCTTGCACGATAGCGTCAGCGTAAATGTCGCCAATACCCAAAACGGCTTTTAGTTCGCTGATTGTAATCAGTGCCATGATGTTTCCTGTCTATGAGTAATGGGGTGTGAGGGCGGCACAGGGCCGCACCGCCCTCACGATTGGTCAACCGACTTAGGTCAAGTTGAAGCGACGAACGCCACCAGCAACCAAAACGCCAACGGCCAAGTAACCGTAAAGCATTGTTTCGATCTCGCCTGATGTGACTACGTTTGTGGACATGCGTAGGATCGGTGATTCGTAGATCGCAACGGATGATGGTGTCACGATAAATGCTGACTCATCGATTGTTGTTGCAACTGCATTTGGATCAACGTATAGATCTAGACCAAGTACGTTACCGCGTAGGCTTTGTGGGCCTGCTACGCCACCGTTGTTGGCTGGGTTGTATGCGTTGTAGATTGGGCGACCAGTTGTGTCGGTTGCACCCATCAATAGTGACCACTGTGATGTGCCAGCGATGTATGCGCTTGGCAATTCGCCAGTTGCTAGGTAAGCAGCTGGGGCTTCTGTGGAAACGTAGGAAATGATGCCTGCGGATGTTGCTGCAACGCCAGTAGCCTGTGTGCCACCTGCGGTTAGTGCTGCGATAACTGCTGCATCTGTTGCCTTGTTGTAGGCGCGTGTCATGTTGTCGACCATTGCCTGGAAGAAGTCTGGGGATGAACGCTCTAGTAGTTCTACCGAGTAGCGCTGCATGCCAGCAAACTTGTTTACATCAAGGTTGACGTATGAGGACACAATTCCGGTTTCGGATGGTGCTGCACCTTCGTTGGTGTCAGCAACTGTGCCTGCTGTTGTGATTTTTGGATGGCTGATTACCATGCCTGATGCAGTAATGGCGCGTGAGCCGATTGCATCGATCGCTGGGCGTGAGCCGATTGTGGTGTCGATAACGCTGTTTACATACTGCACTGGGGTGAACGCTGGGTTCGTGCTGAATGAGTCATCGGCTGCCATAACATACTGGGCTGAATCATGGTTGCCCATTTTGGCCTTGATGCTGTGTTCCAAGTAAGTTGCTTGGCTGTTGATTGGGCTACGAGGCTTTACGTAGGCCACTGGTGCTGCGGCAGTAACAACCGCTGCTGCGGTCACTTCATCTGCCACTGGTGCGGTTGTTTCTTCCACGTTGTTCTCCTGTGGTTGTTCCTCGGCAGGTTGTTCTGCTTCGGTGGTTTCTGGGGTTTCCTCATCGGCCTCTGTGGCTGCGACTTGGGAAATCTGTGCATCCTTGAACGCTGGATTAGTTACATGAGCAACGGCTTCAAGTTTTGCAGCTGATACGACCATCACGCCTTTTTCGATGGTGTATTCGTTGACATTGGCTTCAATGCTAAACGCTGGGCGCAATCCCTCGGATGCTTCGACTAGCGCATCATTGCCAGCACCCGTTGGCGCGATCTTAAACGCCATAGAGATACCAGCAGGTGTGATCTCCTCTGATCCTGCAATGCCACGACCAAGTGGGCGTGTCCGATCATGTTCCATGTTCAATACGATCTGGCTTGGGTCAATGTCACCAAATGCGCCAAACTCAAAGCGCACTGGGCCAGCCGATGTGTTGCCAACTTTGGCAAAAGGCACGACAAGTCCCTTGATGGTTCGGGTTTCAACATTGGCCGCTAATACTTGGCCCTCGAAACTAAGTTGCATCGCTTTCATTTCCTCTCGGTGCTAAATCCATTTCCTCACGAGCCTCATCTACGCTAATTAAGTCGTATTCGAGCATCTTGCCAAGGACTTCGATCTGCTCTAGTGGGTTTCCGCGCAAGTAGTCGTCAAGATCGAATCTGACTTTGCTACCGCGTGGGGTCACATCGTTCATGCTCAAGCGTTCCTCAATGCAGCTCATAAATGGGCGCAATGAGAAATCAACAAGGCTTCGGCGCTCTTGGCTTACGTTGGAGTAAGTCGCGCTGGCTGATTCGGCGTTAATGTACCAAGCAGGGATGTTGCACATTCGCGCAATTTCAGCCGCTGTGTTCAAGCGTGATTCGGTCAGCTGCATTTGTCCGGCATCGTATCCAAAAGTCGTGACATCTAATGGGCCAGATAGGTATGCGGTTGATCGTGTGGCTCGGGCTTGCTTCCATTGCGCCAGTAGGCTCGACACTTGCTCTGGCGGTAGATCCACGCCGCTATTCTTGATCACCATCGTTGGGTTTGGCTCGCTGGCCATGCGCTGTACGGCTTCCTCAAGTTTTAGTGCAGTTGAGATAGTGCGGCCACCTCGGTTGAGAATTCCCTCATCGATGCCACTAAACATGATCAAAGATCCCACACCAGTCATCGGCAACAAGCCGCCCTCGATGTAGAAACCGTTAACGATCTCTTGAGTGTTTAAGTCAGTTGTAAAAGTCACCCGAGTTGGATCGATTCGGCGAGCCTGTATTGGTCGGCCATCCTCTGGGTTTGTTTCTAGTACCTGCCAGAATGATCGGCCATGAAATAACAAATCCTCGACTGTCCAAGCCATAGTCACAGCTAGTGGGATGGCTGGGTCTGGCTGTTCAAGAATCTTGCGACCCTCTATCTTTGCGCCTGTGATGTCGCTGTATGAGTTCAGGCCAAGGGTAGCGATTGTGCCAGCGATAATGTTCCTGGCTCTGGCAACTGCTGGCACTTGCATTGCACTTGAGCGATCGACCCTGAAAGTATTAAACGGGGTAAAGTATGCATCCTGGTAGAACGGGATAGCGATACCGGCACGAGCCTCGACTTGTGGCTTCTCGTTGGTTGTACCCAACAAAAAATCTATAAATCCCATTCTCGCATTTAACCATGAGCAAATGACATTGGTGTAATTTTGTCACCGCTTGTCACTTTGTTGCGCGTGTTGTCACACAGATCGGCCAGTTAGTCCTAGTGGTTCTTGATCCCTCTTTGATAACTGGCCGACCTCGGGTGAACCCAAGGCAGGGTTATGCACTAATGATACTCACACTTTGTTGTGGCTCGGTCGCGTGACCCACCGCCATGACTAATGCAACTGCCGCACTAATCGGTACTTGCGCCGCTCTGCGAGCAATACGCCAACCGCCATCACTGGCTGGCCGTCTAGCGCAACTGACTAAATGGGAGTGCATAGTTTCTTGGGCTGGGTGTAGTAGCTGCCGCGACTGCATTGCATTCATTGTCTGGTCACACATGATCGCAAAGTTGGCCGAGTTCCAAGGTGTCGGCGCTACCGGTACACCAGCCTGGGCAAGTCTTGGGGCAATGTAGCCAGCGGTATTTGGATCATAGGCCAGCACTCTTGGACGATAGCGGCGAGTCAAGGTTGCGATCTCGCCAGCCAACTCAAGATCATTTATGCCCCCCTCTTTTTTCCATTCGTGCAGGAATACACCAAAGCCATTTTCCCGTTGTTGAATCGTAACCAGACAGGCCAACTCTCGGTTAAAGTTCAAGTCCATTGCCATCCAAGTTGGGAGTCCATCCTCTAGCGCGATCTCGGACTCGCACTCATTCCACACGGTGATAGGCCATGGCGATTCCAGTGCATCAACCCACATGCTCAAACTTTCAGTTTTGAAAGCGTCTGGACTGTCAAAAGTTGCCGCATCCCTGATGTTTTGATCGCTGATTGTGTAGCCCATTGCTGGGTTGGCATGTTTCCATCCCTCTATGTCATCCACCGATGATCCTGCTGGTGCGCTGTATTCGTAGTAACCCATTCGCTCGCTGGCAAAAGTCAAGGCTCGGCGGCGTTGCTCATTAAGTACAGTTGAAGTTAGATCGCCAGCGTTTGAAGTCCAAAAGATTTGGGCATTTGGTCTGGCTCGGGTGATCGGTGTTACTGCTGCCCATGTTGCCTCATCAATTTCTCGAAGTTCGTCAACATATAGCAAATCGGCGGTGCTACCGCGTGGCCCTTCGCTTGTAGCTGCTCGGATTGAATATTTGCGGATACGCTCGCACTTTTCGCCACATGCTTTCGGGTAGTGGTGGCAGTAAACCTCAAGTTCCTCTTGGCCGTTTGTCCTGGATACTCGCTTGATTCGCTTTCGCATCCAGTCTAGGCTCTCGGCCATGTCAACTGTTTGCTTGAAAGTGTCCAGTGATAGTTGGCGAGTCTGCGACATTGCAATCGCGTTCTTTTCGCCAAAAATGTAAAGGCCAGCAAGGATACGCATCCGCATCATGTGAGTCTTGCCATTCTGGCGAGCAACTAGCACTCCACAAGTCGACCTAGCCCATCGCCCATTTGGCATGATTTGCAAGGCATCATCCAGCACATACTTTTGCCAGTCTAAAAGTGGGACACCTAATTCATCAGCTAGTTGCGCTACCACTGGCCCTGCGCTTGGCAGGTTCAGGCTTTTGCTTTCGATCCTTGGTTTCGAGTAACCGTAGATAGTTTCCGACATGGTTTGTCCCGTCATTTTCCTCGCCCTGTTTTCCTGCTGTTCGTGTTTCTACTGTGAGATGCAGCTGCTGAAGTACGTTTAAGTATTTAGCCGCCAAAGGTGTTGCTTCTTTAAGATCGCCCATGTCAAAGGCAGTGTCAAGTGCTGTGGCAATGCGCCTGGCTAATGTCAACGCGGCCACATCAGTTGGGGCAAGCCAGTTGGCCACCGAAATTGCTGAATTTAATGATAGGTAGATGCCCATCGGTTTATCCTCTGGCAGTTCCGGATTCTTTTGGGTCATGACTTAGGCCTTTCGGTTGTGGGTGGATCAAATCTGACCAATCGGGGAGAAATAAGAGAAAGGGATTTATAGATTTTTTGTTGGGTACAACCAACGAG